TTCCATCTAAAAGCGCATCCCTTTATATTCTTTGAGCAAGAATCTTTTATCCAATATTGCTTATTAAGTTTAGGATCTTTATTACTATTATTTTCAATACAAACGTATACTGATATAGAAATATTATCTTCTGAAAATTGAAACTTGCTACCAAAAAAATCATAATTAACCGAATCTGCATACACAACAAATTCACCAGCGTTGTAAGATGAGTCTGAATTCCAAAATCCCCTATAAGCACCATTAACCATATTTAATCCGTACCCTTGAGGAGAGTAGAATGGTTTATTATTTTCATCTGCAAATGGAATTCCTAAATTTGGAACTTTGTCTCCAAAAATATCAGTTGCTGTTTTTGTTATTATTTCATTGCTACTATTTGTATAAGTTATTGTTTGAGATTGCCCAGATTGATCCTTCCAAGGAAGTTTTCCGTAATTGCATCCACAACCTCTATATGACCAAGAACATAAATTATCTGATATTTTTCTATTAGGTAAAAACTGATTCTCAAAATCTAAAGGACTTGAAAGCTCAAATTCTATAATATACTTGTTCTCTGTAGTCTTACGATTTATAATATAATTTTCTTCAAAGAAAGACTGACCATACCCTTGCACAGAATTTCTTTTTGTTCTGTATCCAAAAAAAGGATTTTTACCATCTGAAAAATTTTCGTCATCAAGGTTTTTTACAAAAACTTTTAAACGCTTTAATCTTGAATTGACTAAATCATTTTTATTTTTAATTACATTAGTTATCAGACCGTTTATATTTGCCAATCTTATAGATGGTCTGCTTTGTTTTCCATCAGATGAAAATTCAAATCCACCATACTCAATAGGAGCAGGTGTATATTGATTTCCTCTATAAACTATATATTTATTAAAATTTTTACCAGCATGAAATCGCAATATACCAGTAGATTCATCTATATAAATCTCAAAAAGATCTACAAAAGAATCAGGATCTAAATCTATTAAAGACTGAGTTGAAATTAAATCTGCCATATTATGTAGATGTTTTCTTTATTTTACCAACTATATTAATTTTATCAGTAATAGAATAATACATATCAGTAGACTGAAATTCTACTGGCGAAGAAAATGTTATTTTTTCTTTATATTTTCTAGAAAGGTAAGACAAAACTTTAGGTATATCTGATGATTTTAAATCTATATATACCAAAACTTCATATATTTTATTGGAATAATAGCACCTTGCAACTCCATTTATATATTTTATAGGAGATCCTAAAATTATTTTAATTGTTTTATCTTGCAACATATTAAGAATATCTTGATTTAATTGATTATTGGAAATAAAAGAAGATATTTCTGATCCGCAGTTATAAGTGGTAGATGCTTGGCTAGTATTAGATTCATTTCTAGAAATTGTTTTTTCTATTCCATGATAAAAAATACCAAATTTTGTTTTATTTTTAATTTCATTTTTTACAACATCTGTGCCATACTGATCTTGCATATAACTTCTACTACCTATTCTATTATACGAAACATCGATAGGTAAAGATGTAAATTGCTCTGATAAAAACTTTCCTTCTGTACTGAAACCGACATTATTTAAAGTTTCTTTTTGATCAATAGTTATTTTTTTACCTATATTAAATTTAGTTCCGAATGAAGGATTTGAAAAAACAGTATTATAATCTGTAAAACTTGACAAAGACTGTTCTGTTGTAATAGATAATTTATTCGAACCATCTAATTCAACATCTTGAATTGTTGCGCTTGATCCGACTGGAAAAACAATCAAACTATTTTTTGCAGAAGAAGGTGTATTTATTTCTTTTGTTATAGATAATGTATAAACATCTGAAGCATCTTTTTGAGTTACCGTAGCATTGATACCAAAATAATTATTTGGATGAGATATATTTATTTTATCTCCAACTTGAAATGCGTTATGATAAAAACCTCCTGTTATTTGTGTAGATAAATTATCTTTTTGATAAGATATTTGTCCAGTGTTATATGTGGCATAACCATCTGCTAAATCTGTTTGAGCCACATAGAATATATAAACACTAGAACCAACATCTGCAAAGTTAATTGATTTTTGTAAATAAAAACCGTCAGCCACAGCGGCTGAATTTCTTAATTCAAGATAATATTTATTTAAATTTAATTCTGAATCTAATTGTGGAGTTAAAGAAGTCGAAGAAACAAGCGTGAAATTTCCAACACTATCACCATCATTTAAAACAGTAGAACTACTAACCCCTCCAGTAAAAACATCAGAAAACTGCAAAAGCTGAGATCTATTATAAATATCTAAATCTCCATAAGGATTATATTGTCCAATAGTAAAATTACATTGATTAGAAGCATCAGTTTTAAAATCTATAGCATAACCGCAATCATTTTCATTTTTTATTTCTGTTGTACTATGATTTGTTATGCTTGCCGACGCTAAAGATAGCTCTGAGCTATTTATGTCGGCTTTAGCTAATACAACTTTAGGTTTATAACTTTTTTCTCCAAAAGACCCTCCCTGACCACCTTGCAATATTATCAAAGAAGACTTTTCAGGTTTAATTTTTTGTTCTTGTTCGGTTATTTCCGAAAGAACTTCTTTTTCTACCACTAAATTTTGAGTTTGTATAAAAGGCATAATTAAGAAGATTTTAAAGGGTATACAGAACCTTGAACTTTAAAAAGATTAGCTAATACATAAGGAACAGAAGGTTTATTTACTTCTGCGTCTTGTGTGTATTCTATATTAGCAGTATAATATCCAGAACCAAAAGCTGTTGCTGGGCTTCCATAAACTAATCCAGATGGAATAACCGCTGGATCAAAGAAATCATAAAAAATAGAAGCTCCAACCGTAGAAGTAAAATTTTTATTTATTATTTGAGCGCTATCATTAAAACTTCCAAATAAATCATTTATATCTTGTGTATTGTATTTTGTATTTGTTGGAATATCAAATATTCCAGACGCCGATAATGAAGATTGTCTGAAAACTTCTTTTAATGTTGAAAATTTATTATTTGTTACATTAAGAACGTCTCTTATTCCAATATTATCACCCGCTCCTCCTCCAGCTATAACATAAGAACTTTTATCTAAATAAAGATTTAAATCGCCACTACAATTTACATATAAGGCATTTTTTCCTGTTTTTACTGGATCGGAATCTGTCGATAACTTACTTGTGCTTCCACCTTTAGCATATATATTCGAATTATTAAATAAATTAACAGTTAATCCGCTACTTAAACTAGAATAATTTCCAGTTATTATACAGCAGCCTGTATTATATATATCATAATTATCAGATATACTATCGGCACCAATAAACACATTATCTAAGTTTAAAACTATTCCTGAATAAAAATCAAATTTATCTGCATATGTAAAATTTTTCTTAATGTAATCATAAACGTCTAAATAATCAAACTTTTGAGATTTAACTGTTCTGCTTTCAATCTTTTTGGTTAATCTTAAATTTGGTGGTGTAGATCCAATTTTATTTAAAACACCTGTCGTTAATCCACTGAATACCGCCTCATAGCCTTGAACCGGATCTGAAGAAGGCCAAGAATTTATTTCACTAACGCCACTTGCGAAAACGGCTTGGCCAGTGGTATTAGTATATGTATCATTCATGCCACTTATTGTGACATAATAATCTGTATCAAAACTTAAATCTGTAAAAAGCATTTCATATGTAGCAACTCCTGGAGTTCCAACATCATATAAATAATTTGAAGTGTTTAATGGAATTGCTACGCTTTTTCCAGTGACAGATAAAAGTGGAGAAAATCCACTATTCGTAGATATTCTTCCAGAAAATCCTGTAAAGAAATATCCAGATTCAGGAAGTGTCCAACGAGTCAAAAGAGCTAATTTGTTTTCATATAAAACAGGCGAAGCTACGCAGTTTTGAACGCCAGATAAGAAGTTATAAGGAGCCGCCGATCCAGCACTTACTTTTGATCCTGTATAATATATTTGAAAATCATTTCCAACTGTTCCAAAATTATCTTGTGATTGTCCCACATTAAAAAATCCATATATTTGATCTGGACCTGTTCTATTTTGTGGATGTTGAAATATTATATTAAAATATCCCGTACTACCCGCTCTTACATCAATCGTCGCACTTTCTGAAGAATCGTGATAAAAGAAATTTGTTGTTGGAGTAGATTGTTCTACTTTATTTAAAATAGAATATGAAGCTGGATATCTTAATCCACTGTTTATAATACCATATTCTTTATTTGTTTGAAATCCTGCTGGAAGAAAACCAAAATTAAAACCAGTTGGAGTTAAATAAGTTTTAAAATCGAATACCCTGTCAAAAGAAAATTTAGACTCAATGAATCTTGCAGTTATAGAATTGTTGTCTAAGAAATTATAAGTATGGCTCCATTCTGGACAATAAAAAGATCTTGTTCCAGTAAAGAATGTATACATATCATAATCAAAAAGATCAATTCCATTATGATTTTCTAAGAAATGTAAAATTGCTTTTGCTTGTTTATCTGATCTGTTATTGAAAGTTAAAGAAAAATCAAAAGAATTTGAATTAATACCGTCATTCTGGTATAGATAAAAATTTCCTAAATCGTTTTTATAACTATTAGAATTAAATTGAAGCTGCTGTGCATTGTCTGGCTGAAAATAAAATTTTTGAGTCCAAAATGAATTACTAGTTGCCGGACTTATTCCCACAACAGGTTCATCTCCAGCGTCTCCGCTAAAATAATAAAATCCATTTTTTGATCCTGCATTATTCAAGAAAACATAATCATCTTGAGAATATGGCTTATTATTATCAAAATCAGATGCGCCATATGGTATTAATTTTTCTTTCCACTCTGTTACTGAAACAAACGGAGACTCTAAGCTTAGAGTTACAGAATTCAAATCAACCATTTCAAAATTATTATCTATAGTCTTAAGATAATAAGGTCTTACTTTTGAATGTGGAGGAAACAAAGCAGCCTCAATTGGCAACAATCCTTGACCGCTAGATTGCGCAGGTTTTACAAATGATTGTTGATAAAAATGATTTAAAGCTTTTGCTTCAGTATCTGTTATATTACTAAATTGTAATTTCGCGTCTACTTGAACTACGTTCTCACTTTTACCAACGATTACAGTATAATCATCTTGAAATTTATTTTCGTAAAAATTAGCTTTAAAATTTACGCTTGACCCATAAGTAGGAACAAAGAAAAATTTATTTGTCCAATAATAACCACTATTGTTTCCATCTGGACGATTAAAGAAAAAGTTTTCTCCAGAAGGTAAATTAGTTTTACAATAAAAATAACCAGTAGTAAATGGCGCAGCGACTACCCTTGAGTTTCCCTTGTCGTCTATGTATGTGCCAGGATTTATTCCAGTATAATATACAACATCAAATTCATTAAAAGTCACTCCCGTTTCGTAAAACGGAATGTTTGGCATCAATATTCTATAATCGTTTACAGCTTTCATGAAATTATATTATAAATTATTGGATATGGAGTTTTATATGAATCTAATCCAGGATTAGCGCTACGAACTGTCTGCATAGAATTTATCAAAGATTCCCAATTCTTATAAACTTTCCAAGATGTACATAATAAATTATCATCTGGATGTTCTGTTTTGCAACCATCTTGCTGTCCGTATTCATCGTATTTTTTAACCCAAGTTGTTGTCTTTGCTTGAATAGCTAAAAATCTATTAGGATCATTAGCGGACAAATTTTCAGTATAGCAAGGATCAATAACTTCAAATTCATTAAAATCTTCTATAAAATTTAAACCCGGACTAGATAAATTAAGATCCAAAACATTTTTATTAACTCCCACTGAGCAAATAAAATAATTATTTGAAACTATATTTCCTTCAGAATCTAAATTTCTATTAAGAGGAACGAATTTTTGAACATTTTTGAATTCTATATAATAATGAATTTGTTTTCCAAAATATGTATTATTTAATTGAGAATCAACATTAGACGACACCATAATATTATTTATACTACTTGCGTAGCCTCTATCAGAGCAATCTTTATCTAATCTTAAAACTTCAGCATATATATTAAACCAAATTAAAGCTGGATCTAATTCTGGAGGTGTTGGTGTTGGAGGAATGGTAATTATTGGTGCCGGTGGAGCAGGAGGCAAAGGTTTCTTAGGAATAGTTGGAGCAACTATTGTTGGAGTCCATATTCCCAAAACTGGAGGAGCGGTTTCAACAATTTGTGGATCATTGGTTCCAAAAGGTATGCTTATAATATTTCTCTTTTTACTTATATTTTGAATCATTTTTATAGATCCAACTCCATAACTAGAATCAGAAATTGCATAATTTTGGTCCACAATTATTCCTGTCAAACTCATATTAGTATAAACTGAAGGATTTTGCGCGTCTTTTAAAACAGCATTAAACACTGCGTCATTTCCATGAATGTCTAAAATCCCATCAATATTATTCGCAGTCACACCAAACTGAGCATTAATCTGCTTCAAAGCCACTCTTAAAGGTATACTTTGTTTTACTCTTAAAAGAGGCTGTCTTTCTACGCTAAAAGAATAATTAAAATTGCTTACAATAAAATCATCATAATTATCAGGATAAGAAGATCTATTATTAGTTATTATATAACTTGATAGACCATTTAATGTCGCCAACTTGTTTTTAACTTTTGTTGACCCATCAGCAGGACTAAATAAATTATGAATATCATTTAAATTTGTATCTAAAGCTTTGATTCCATGATAAAAATCAAAACTTGTGCTAACTGCAATTGGCTGATAAGGTTCAACGCTAAAGCTTAAATCAGTTAAAAACGCACTTGGAATATTAAAATTATTAAAAGAAACTGAAATAGGAACATCAGATTGATTCTCAAGTTTTAGAAAGTCCGGCAATGCTCCTGTCAAATAAAATTCTGTAGAAAATTTTCCTTGAATAGGCCCATTTGGGGCGTAATCAATAAGATTACCATTGATATCAAAAACAGGAACAGTATTAGCCTGAAGACCAAACGATGCTGAATTAGAAGGGAAAATAGAATCGTTTAATCTTATCGCTGTTGTTTCAAATGTTAAAAATTTAGCCATTACTGTGAAATGTAAGTACCAGCACTTGAATCGGTATCTGAAACGTAAAAATATTCTGCCATTGTTGTTATATTCATCGCTCCAGTCAAAGGAGTGAATACCGTTCCACCAGAACCATCATCTCTCAAAGCATATGCAACCCAACTTCCATAATCGTAACGATTAAAAGCTAATTTTGTAACTGAGTTATTAAATTTATTTCCTACTGAAGCGTTATTTATTCTAGCTTTTAAATTTAAAAATCCTTGACCAGATATAACTCCAGAAACATAACAATGATTCGATAGAGTTGGAGAATCGTAGTAATCATTAGAATAAGCGTCCCAAACTTGAAAAAATCTTTTATTAACACTAGTAGAAATTCCACTAACAAATGTTGTTCCGCCAACATTGTTCAGCGTCATTCCGCTAAAATTATTAAATATTAAATATCCGGTTCCATCGGATATTCCGCTATTTAATTGGCAAATAAAATCAACACCAATTATTCTTCCTGAAGCTGGAAAAAGAGTATGGTACGCTGCACTTCCAGACTGATTGAATGAATAATCTATATTATCTAAATTTAAATAAACTGCGCCACCTGTTAAATTCGATGCGCGATGAATATCAATAAACTTACCATAACAAAAATTATCATCACTAGTATATAATCCTTTATTATTTATATCTCCTTGATCTGAAATAGTAACTATATTTCTTGAAGCGTCATAAATATTAGAAGCATTTCCAGTTTGAAAGAAGAACTGCCCAACTCTTGATGTTGGTCCAGAAGCTGGACCAGAAGGACCAGTTGTAGCCTTATCAAAATCGTATCCAATTATAAATGAGTTAAAATCTCCTGATCCATAAGCAGTTGCAACATAATCAACTGGACCACTTGAAGTGGCATAATTACTTTGTATTCTTGAGAATGCAGATTGAGAATAACTTTGATAACGAGATAAAAATGAAGAAGTTCCAGTAACGTCTAATGGATATGTAGGATCTATTCCTCCCAATCCTAATCTTCCGTTAGCCAAATCAAAAATTACAGGATCAGTAGTAGCAACAGTCGCCGCCGTCTTATTTCTTGCGAAATGTAATTGCGAGACTGGCTGATTATACATTATTGAAGCCGTAAGATTTGGAAGTGTTCCTGTATTTCTAAAAAATAAATTAGGAACACCAGCATCTTCTATCAATAATGTTTTATAAGGAGAACCGTCAACGACAACATTTGAAACCGTTAGTCTTGCGTCTGTATTTCTATTTGTGTTTCCAACTCTTACTGTGGCATCATCTTTGTCTACGAATACCGCACCACTAAGACCAAAAAACGCTCCAGTAATTATATTTGCTCCTGTGTTATATCCTATATAAACATCAGAATCAAAATTAATTCCACTAGTACTTAATGTAATATCTCCAGCGTTAGTATTATCGTCGAAACTAAATCTTATTCCCGTTGCTACAGAAAACTGAATATTAACGTCTGGATCTACTCCAGTATAAGAATATAAAGAACCATCTGTAACTAAAACAGATCCATCATTTGAAATTAAAAGGCTATTATTTTGAATATTTGTGCTGAATACTCCACTAATTGAAAAATTATTACTTCCATCTTTCAACAGATACCAAGATCCTGTTTCATCGTAAAATCTAATCGCACCACTTGCTCCGGTATGGTTCTGAAGAGTAAAAACATTATTAACTCCAGAAGCTCCACTAATATGAAATGCTGATAATGGAGAAAAAGATCCAGTTGGCGATATTGCAATATATCTATTACTATTAACTATTCGCATTACTGGAACATCTTGAATTCCAAACAACATATCATTTCCAGAAAAAGGCTGTACAAAATTAAAGTTTTTTGACAAATCCTCAAAAGATACAATTTGAGAAGGTGCGCCTGAATAGCTCAAAAGAAACAAAGCGTTTTGAGGTATCGAAGATACTTGACCTAGATCTGGAATTGTTTCTGCCATATATATATTAATTTACACTCTATTTTTTTAAATTACTTGTTTTGTTCTTCAAAAGCTTGTGCAGCAGATTGATAAACAATTTTATCATTTTTATACTGATCGAAAAAGATGTCAGAGCTTTGAGAAGTTTTATTAACATATGTTATATAACTTAATTTTACATTGGTTACGTCATCAGCAGATGCTGAAACTTGTTCAGAAACTAATTTGCTAGTATCTGGAGAATAAGAAAAACTAAATAATTTAATATAATTATAAGATTCTGAACTTTCTGGAATCGGTCCTACAAAATTACTATTAAAACTTGGTTTTCTATTGAATAATAAAGGAGTTCCATCGCCAGCCTCTAAAGGAGTTAATAATGGACCATTTAAAGTAAAAGTTTGTGTATAAATTGGCTGATCTTCAAAAACTGTTCCAAAAACATCGATTGTAAATGGATCTGCAATACCAGTTACTAACATATCTGTCATTCTTTTTGTTTCGTAATCATCCACTTCAAGGGTGAAATCCACCATAACTTCAATAGGATATTTTATAGAAACTTGAATTGGCTTTATAGAATTTACGCCATATATAACATCGTAATTTATATTACTAGAGAAAGAAAAAGATTTAACTCTATTTGTACTACTGTTTCTGCAAGACAAAACAATGTTTGCAGGATATATTGGTATATCTTCTGCATCATTATAATCGCCTGTTGCATTTAATGTTCCATCTATTCCTACAAATTGAGGATTAGAAGAGTTTGATAAATACATTCCGCTTCCAATGTCTCCATAAACTTTTATACCAATATTAGTTTGTGGAACGTCTCCATAAGATACGTCATACGAATAAGATGATAAATAACCATCTTCAAATCCAAATATCTTGTCTCCATAATTCAAAGACCCTCGCAACCTTTCCACAACTCCTGTAAAAGGATTAAATATATCAGCAAAAGCAATATTTCTACTTATAGAAAAATCAGCCTGTGGAACATCGGCGATAACAGTTTTAACCGCTCCTTGACCAAGCACATTTATTGGCATAACTGAATGAGTATACGATCCATCAACAGAAGTAACACCTTTTAGTTTTACTCCTTCCAAAAATACTTTTTGATTATATTGTGCTTGAGCTTTATTTTTCATTTGTTATTTTTTCTTTGTAGAATCTAACAAGCCGCCAGTTCTTTGTTCATTTGTGATAACTTGTAAAACAACTTCTTTAATCTTGTTACCCAAAGCTCTGTTCTTATCATCTCCTCCATCAGCAGAAGACTGTTCATTCTGAGCTTTACCATCTGTAGCATTAACTGTAATATTAACGCTAACATTATTAGAAGTTGAAGATTCTGTATTAGCGTTTGTTTTTGCTGCGTCACCAACCAAACCTCCATCTTGGAATCTAGCGACTCCAGAATTGATTCTATTTAGTCCGCCAACTCCATACTTTCTAACAGCTTTGCTATTAACAATATATTCGCCACCGCTTAGTAAAGCTGGAATACTATCATTTAATCTATTTCCATAAGGCAAATAACCACCATTTGCAAAATGTAATACTCCACCTTTTTGCATATTTGGCAAGCCGCTTTCATTTATGGTTACTCCAGCCTTTTTTAATTGACTCAATTGTGTAGAAGATGGTTTTGCTCCACCAACTTTAGGACCTGTCATTCCTTTAGCCAAAGAACCTACACCCATCATTATTCCAGTTGTTAAAGCTGTACCAATCAGAGATCTTACCAATGCGCTTCTTTGAGCTTTCTTCGCATCTTTTTTAGCCTGTTCTTCTCTTATTCTTTCCAAATACTTTTGATATTCAGGATTATTTTCTTTTCCAAATTCACTTAACTGAGCAAAAGGCTCGTTCATTGAAGCAGCCGCTTGTACACTTCCAGTATTTCCACCATCAGCAAATCTTCTAGCTCCAACACCAAATCTTGGAAACATCCCAAAATTAAGTTTATCTATTTCTTTTGGACCACCCAAAGCTTTAACTGTTTTTCTATTTAATACATATTCTCCATCTTCAAGCATGGCTGGATTAACGTCACCAGTTCTTCCAGCATCGCTAATATACATGCCAGCCTGAGCGTGTATGACCCCACCTTTTTGCTTACCAATTGCAAAACCTGCTCCACTGACTATCTGATTAGCAATTTGTTGGAACATTGCATTTTGTATGCTCTTTAAGAATCCTCCAGCGACTTCTAACAACGCACTTCCAAGATCATCAGTCCTGTTTATTGCAGCATCCATGGCTCCAACCAAACCATCTCTGAAAGCGGTTACGGTTGTTCCTCCAAGTCTTTCTTCAAAAGTATCAATTTCTGTTCTTATGTCTCCAAGAGCTTTAGAAACTCCTGTACCAAATTTACCCCTCTTTTCTCTATCTTTATCAAGTTGATTTTGACGAGTTTTTTCTGTTGTTATTTTTTCTTGTATAGAAAGGTTTGCATTGTCAACATCATTGACGACAGTTCTTTGTTTAGCTATTTGTTCGTCAAGAGTTTTTAACTTTTGAGATTCTTCATTAGTCAAAACTCTCTTTTCCGATTGAACAGTTAAACTATCTTTTTGAGCTTGCAATGATTCTAGAATTTTTCTTTCTTCAGAAGCTCTATCTTTTAAATATTGAACTGGATCTTTTATATTAGACAAGTCCGTTGCGTTAAAAGCGCCTCCTTGAACTTTACGCTTTTGTATTTCTTGTCTAGCCGCTTGCATTTCTATCTGTCTATTTCTCAAGTCGGAAGCCGCTTTGCCAGAAGCGTATTCAGAAGAAGAAAGAATTTTTTGTTTTTCTTCTTCTAATTTTTTTCTTTCTTTTTGCACAATTAAAGGATCTCTTTGCATTGCTTCATCAGATATAGTTGATCCAACATTTTGAATTTGCTTGTCAAGTTCTGCAATTTTATTAGTTTGTGTTTCAAAATTTTTAGCTCCTTCCTGTGTCATAGCCATAATTAAATCTTCTATAGCTGTTGTATTTTTCAATGTTGCATCAGTATTATCAGCAAATACTTCTCTTTGTATTCTGGCTATTTCTGCATCAGCAATTGCCTGTCTCGCTTCCAACTCAAAACCTTTTTGAGTATTCTGTGCTTCTCTTTTTCTCTTTTCGTCCGAAATTGCATACTCACCCCTTCCAAGCATAAAATAAGGGCTTTCAGTTTCGATGCGACTTCTTTCGATCTGAGCTTGCCCCTTAATCTGAATCTGTTTATTTTGATTAGTGATGCTATCTACTAATTCTTTTTCGCGTAAAGTATTTTTATAACGTCTTTCTGAAAGGTCATAATCAAGTTTTCCGACAGCGCTTTTTAATTCCAAAGATTTATTAGCATAAGCTTGTTCTGCCATAAATATTTTACGCGCATTGTCGTCTTTATTTTTAGCTGCTTTTTCTTCTAAACTCGTAGTTAAATTAAAAGCTTGGATAGCTCTTTTTGATTCTTCTCCTTTTTTAAGACCAGATATAGTAGAGATGTCAACTTTTCCTGTTTTTTGAAAAGCTTCTACAACTTGATCTATATTTCCAGCAGCAGTTTCTTCCAAAGCTCCTTGAAGAACAGTGACTAGTTCTTTTGATCTTCCTAAAGTTCTAGATTCTTTTTGTAACGCAAAACCTTTTTCAAAATTTGCAGCATCAAAATCCAACATTCTTTTTTGTTGAATATTTGCAGTTTCTCCAACCAATAAATCAAACTGATTCTTAAAAGCGTTATCTATATTTTTAGAAATAGCAGCAAGTCCATCATTAATTAATTGAGATGATTTTTCTAAATTTAATTTTCCAAAACTCTTTTCAAAATCATAATTTTCAATCTGCATTGCTGTACTTGCAATAGCTTGTTCAATAGCTTGAGAATATTGAAACAACTTTTGACGAACACCTTCTTGTCTTTGTGCAATTTCTTTTTGAGCTTTAGCAGCTTCTGCTGCTGTTTTATATTTACCGCTTACTAAACCTTCAATAATTTTATCAAAATTATTAACTATGAATTTTCCATAGTCGCCATTATCTTTTGCGACTTCTTGAAGCTGAACTGCCAAAGCATTTGCGTCTATTCCGGTAACATTATACTTTTTAAGTATATCAGACAATTCTCCTTGATTAAAAACTAAATCAGAAAATTGAGATTTAAATTCTGTTGCAAATTGTACAAAATTATTTTTTAACTGGTTTTGAACATTTTCTAAATCAGCAAAAAGTTGACTATTTTGAGTAACTATCTTTTTAAAATTAGCTTCTCCAGCTTCTCCTGTGCTAGCTATCACATCTTCCATCACCACATAACTTGAAGTAGCGCCTCCAAGACCTTGATTTTGAGCGTATTTAGTTACTGCCGCTTTTTCTGTTCTCAAAATTCCCTTTTTACCCAATTCTTCAATAGATAAATCCTTTTTAGACATTCTATTTGCCGATTCAGCAACTCTCTTAGCACCAGCCATTCTTTCCATTTCGTAAGCTTTTATAGCTTCTGTCATTTTTTCAACATCAGATCCAGCTTCTCTAAATTTTTCATCTAGACCCGTTTCTGATATTTTTATAAAATATTCTTCTAATTTTTGATTAGCGTCGAAAGCTTCTAAAGAATTAGGATCTAAATTCCCTAGACTTTTTACTGTATCAATTATACCTTTTCCAGATTGAATTGCTTCTTGAGTTTGATTTCTATAATTTTCAGCTTTCTTTTGTAAATCTTCAAGATTATCAGAAGCTCCGAATGCTGCTGTTCCCAATCCTACAATTGCTCCAGTTGCTGCACCAATAGCTGGACCAAAAGGAGCTAATGGTCCAAGAATAGGCGCTAAAGCTGTTCCTAAAGAAGCTCCAGTACTTATGTTTGTTAATCCAGAACTTATAGCAGAACCCGCAAATCTTTCTCCAACAGACAATTCAGATCTGTCGCGACCCCTTGTAATGGCGCTTTCAAGTTGCCCAGCAATTAACGGAGCGCCTAAAGTGAAAGCTAAATTATTACCAATCCCTTGAGCAAATGTGTTAGCTTTTCTACCAAAGCTTGATGCTCTTAATCTAGCAGACTGTAATGCTGTTGGATTAGGTGGCCCAAGAGGAACTGCCGCCGCTGCCGTTGTTGCGGTATTTTGTTGAGGCATTGGCCCAATAAAAGCTTGTGCTGCTTTTTTTTCTGCTTTCGCATGTGCAACCACTTCTTTTTTTAATTTTTCAAATTCTTGACCAGTTAATCCTAATGTTTTATATAAACCGTCTAAAGCTTTTCTAATGTCGCTATTCGAAATAGTTAAAATATCAATAGATTTTAAATAATTATTTATCGCTTGTTCAACTTTAGCGTTTCCAGCATATCCTTTTCCTGTTAAAGTTATTGGATTGGGCGCTGCAAAATTAGGTATATTACCATCGGCCATCAATCCAGCGGCTTTTTGTCCAGCCATTGAATCTTTCAATGCATTTTGAACTCCACCATGATCTGCTACCGCTGAAGCGAAATTTGGTTGACTACTATTTCTAATAAATGGAAAAGGTCCAGTGCTTGTATCAAGAATTGCTTTGTTTCCACTCATGCTTTCCTCCAAGCTCATTACTGCTTGTTGATAAGCAAAATTAGGAATGAAACCTTTTGAGAAAAGATTTGACGCGTCAGGAGAATTAAATGTAATTAGACTGTCTCTAAATTTTTGACTTGCAGTTACGGTTTTAGCTTTAGTAAATATAGATTTTAATTTATCCAATAGTGACAATTTATTTGCCGCACTAGTATATTTACTAAATATTTTATCTGAAGGATCGTTTGAGCCTGTACTGAAATTTAAAGAAGGAGCTTGAGTTTTAGAATTTGAGACTCCATAATATCCACGAATCCATTTTTTAATATTATTTTTAAAAACAATTTGTTCATGATGAACATCTTTTCCATCAGAATAAATTTTTCCATTGGAGTCTAATACAAATGGAACAACTTCATTAGTTGTTTTTTCTGATGATCCAGTATACGCTTCTCTTAATCTGTCTCCTATCAATCCAAAATTAGGAACAAAACCTTCATTTCTAAACGCTGCCAAAGGTGAAACATATCTAGGTTTTGATTGAATCGCCTCTTCAAATCTTTTCTTATATTTAGCTTTTACTGCATTTAAAAGCACAGAATGTCTAGTCATGAAGCTTTCATCTTTTTTCTGAGCTTCTGTTAATTCAAAATCAACTACTCCTGAAGACGGATTATAAAAACCTCTTAAAAAAGTATCTTGATATACATTTCCATGAATATCTTTATCTGACAAAGATCCATAAATAGATTTTTTAGTTTTTGGATCAACGAATTTTTTATTAGCTATTTCAAAATGAAACATATCGCCTTCAGCATACGTTCCTCTCTTCAAATCAACAAGGAAAGGCATTATACCTAAAACTTGACGCATTAAACTAGCGTTAGCTTCAACATCACTTGCAAAATTAGGCACGAAACCTCCACTCAATCCTTTATTAGCTTTCCAATTACTTTCTATTTCTGATTCGTGACCCGCAATTTTATCAGCATAAAAGCTTATTAATTTATTAGTAATTATTTTAGCTTTGTCAACTCCGAGTCTTTTTAATAATCCTTTAGTAAGAAAATCAGTACCTTTGTACATGTTTGAATAAACGCGAGTACGTCTACCCAAAGTAGAACCGGGATTTTGAGTTTCAAAATCTTGTTCTTTTTTAAGTATATCTTTTGTTTTCCAGTTTTCTTCTGTTCCGCCTTTTATTTCAATGCCGCCAATTCTTCCTGCTCTATTTCTAATAAGAGCGTCCATTGGAGCAGTATTTGCTGCTTTGAAAGGATCAAATTTTGTAGGATTTCCATATTTATCTCGCATTGGAAAACCAGCTTCTTCAGCATCTTTAATGGATTTGTTTTTAGTAACCTCATTTAAAATATCACGAACATATTCTTCATATAAATAACTAAACAATGGAGAATTTCCAGTTGTAAGATTTTTATTATTTCCATGAGTTAAGAAATTTAACTCTCTGAACATTTCAGAACCAGCAATTAATTTTCTTTCACCAGTATATGGATTGTAATCCATATTTTGACTTGTATTTTTTAAATCAATATCATTGAACCAAGGAAATTTATTAAACCATTCTTTATTAGCAAAAGATTTCAACCAAGGAAGTCTTGTGACTTTTGGAGATAAACCTGTTGCAAAATTTGGAATAAATCCATTTGCTGAAACACCTAGACTTGCTAATCTGGCTTCTTTTGTACCGGGTTTTGCTGAGTAAACTTGATTTCTTTTTTGTATGCCCCAAATGCTAGATATATATTCTGGCATACCTGGAGTTTCATCAGAAGCCGTCATTAATCCAAGTAAACTTGGATCAATTATTTTTTGTTGTATTTTTTGACGTAATAATTCACCAAACTGAGTAAGTTTAGATCCTTTAACATCTTTCAATCTAGCTTCTTTATCCAAAAACATTTTTTGCAAAACACCTTTTTTCTGATCTGGCGCAACTTTAGCATAAGCGATATCGCCCATTGTTCTTACTAATGTTCTATCAAAATCCAAATACGTCATTTGACGTTTTCTTTGTCTATCTAAAATATTTTGTATAGCTTTGTCTGGAATTGGACCAATCGCAGTGCCACCGGGAAATGCGTGTTTATCAAAATAATTATCATCTATTATTGGAGAAAAGTTAGGTATAAAACCAGAATTATAAGCCAAACCAGAACCATAAGGCTGAACCACTACTAATCTTCCAAAATTTTCTGGACCTGTTTTATCGTCCGCCTTTAAAGAACTGCTACGAATTCCTTTTCTTATTAATTGATCAAGTTCAGCTTGTCCACCTTTAGCTTCCAATGGTGGTAATGACAAATTGTATTTATCGCCGACTAAATCAACAGCGCTATATTCATTATCAGCTAAAACATAACCTTTTAAATTATTTAAAAGAATACCTTCATAAAATGAACCAATAAAATTATTTTTATCGCCAAATAAAGATTCTTGAAAATCCTTTGGTGTTTTTAATTCCCTTTTGGTTCTAATAGTTTTAAATGTTTTATCTTGCAAAGGCATTCCACCATTCGAACGATTATATTTATCTCTTAAATCTAGAAGAGAAATATTGTTTTTTAATAAAGCGCGATTGAATGCTTGTTTAGTTAAATCAGGAGATAATAAAAGTTTTGAAATTGGATCATCAGGAGAATAATCATTTTTACCAGATACAACTTTTTCCCAAATAGAATCTACAGCATTAGTAATCATTTCTTTTTCAAGAAATTTGACAATTTTTATCTGGCCATAAATTTGATCAAAATACTTATTTCTAGTTGGAATTTCGTCCGCATTAGAATAACCAGCATCTATTTTTGTGCCTTTAAAATCTAAATTTAAATCAGCGTTCAAACGATCAGATGGTAAACCATCAATATTTAAAGAATAAGAATTTCTTGATTTATTAGGAGTTTTACCTCTAACTACGTTATCATATCTTTCCTCTACATATGCTGGCGGAATTGCAAAATTAGGTAAAAATCCGTTAGCAGCATATGGATCAATGCCTGTTTGATTTATAGATTTTATTCTATGCATACGACCGGCTTTTGATCCTGCTGGAGGATTGATAAAAGGTTGAGCAAAACCGGGAATATATTTTACTGTTTCTGCGGTATTCATTACGCCGCCAACTGGAGCTTTTACCACCTTTCCAGCTTTGTACCCACCAATTGCCGCACCCATTACTTCAGCATTTTGAACGTCTCTTGGAATATATCCACCAGCTTTTATTTTCCCAACTTGCAATCCAGCTTGCCCTACCGTAATATTACGAGGAGTTAAAGCAGCAGCTAATTGCTTTGCTGTTGCTAATTGTTGCTGATATTCTGCTGTTTGAGCTTGAGCTAAATTAAATAAAATTTGAGATTGTGCTACAAGATTTCCTTGTTGACCTCTTAATGCCAAAGATACTTGAGATTGACTTTGGATAATCTTTAAAACCGCTTCTTCAATATTTTTTCTCTTTTGTGTTTCGGTAGTGATTCCGAATAAAGCTGGCAATGCAGAACTTGCATAACTAAAAGTATTTGTAATTACTTTTCCAATTACTGCGACTGCACCAACTAAACCGGGGCCACTCAATATATTTTTAATCCCAAGCAATAGACCATTTGCAAATTGAGAACCAATGCCTTCTCCTTCTAAAAGATCATTAATATAAGTTACTGCATCGTTAAAAGGGCTTACCAAACTCTTGAAAACAGGTTCGAAAGTTACTTTACCAATATTATTACTTAACTGTTGAAGATTTGTTCCCGTTTGAGATATTAGTGCAGCTAAAGTTAAATTTAGTTTAGCGTTAGCTTGTTCAGCTTCATTTGTAGCTTGCGTTCCATAATCCAAAGCTCTATTATAAACTCCTTGTTTTTCATTAAGGTCTGTGATTATAGATTTTAAGATGTTAACTTGATAAACACCCGCAACTTGTTCAGAAAGACTTGCTTTTTGTGCTGTACTTAAATCTTTATAAGCTCCAGCAAAATTTTGTAATATTTGTATAGCTGGCAAAACATTTCCTTCGATATCTCTTACGGCAATATTAAAATTCTCTAACTGATCCAAAGTTTCAGTTCTTTGTAGACGAGTAAAAATTGTTTTAAGAGCGTTACCGATAACTGCACCACCACGGGCAGTTTTTTCCTGAGCAGAAGCAACCAAGGCATTCAATTGATCGAAATTAACACCAGCTTCTTTTGCCGCCTGACCTGTTCTAGAAACGGCTGAAGTCAAGTCATCGGCTGATACTGCAAATTGTTGTTCGACTGCTACGATTTTATTTAAAATATCGTTTGTAGTTAATCCTGTTTCTTTAAAAGCGTTTGTGGCAGCAGTCAAATCTTCAACAGCTTGAGCGGCTGATACGCCAGTAAGACGAACGAGCGTTAAAGCATCAGCAGTTTTCTTTAAAGTATCTTCAGCATTTAAACCTTGTCTTGAAAACTCTAAACTTGCTTTTGCAGCATCTTGGAATGAAGAAGCTGTTTGTTTAGCAACTCCAAAAAGATCAGAAGAGAATTTCTGTAATTTATCTGTGCTTAATCCTAAAACACGATTAATGTCTGTAATATTTTTTTCAACTTCTATAGTAACATCAGCTATTTCTCTGAAAGCTTTACCTACGCCTCCGATTACCGCTGTAGAAGCTCCGAATGCAAGTACGCGAGCATTAGAAGCTGCGAGTGCAGATTCAAATTCTTTTAAATTACCAGTGATTCTTCCTAATGGCTGAGTAAAACCACTTGCATTAACTTGCAGATTTAATTGATTCTGTGATGCATATCTTGCATTAAACGCAGCAACGCCTTGAGCGATACTCTGCGCTAATGCTGTTTGACTAGCTTGAACACTAATTTGTACTGCCATATTTTTAATTACACTTAAAAACTATTAAACTCCCATGATTTTCATTAAATCATTCATGTCCAACGAGCCACCTTTTTTCTTTGCTTCTTCCGCCAAAGAAAGAGTTTTTGTTGTACCTTTATCCATGTTAAGGTATTTGTAATCTTCTTTGGTCGCTCCTACAATAGATTGCGCCTGACCATCTTTTTCTTTATTAATTAATTCTTTAGCTTTTTCATTGGCATTTACATAATCAAAAATCTTCTCAGGATCTCGGCGATATTCTTCTGGCATATTGTCGTTTTGCATAAAGATATTCTTAAAATATCTTGCATAAATTAATGTTCTTAATTGATTAAACGTTAATTTAGTTACTGGAAGACCAAAAAAATGAATAGGATCTTCTGAAAACGATATATAATAACTAAAAAAGTCCTGCAATACTGTCTTTTGTATATTTAAATCGGTGAATTTGCGATTAACTTCATTATATTGTTCGATTATATCGCCCAGATCTGACACAAGAATCTCGTCGAATTCTTCATCAGAAAATTTTTTATCTGTTAAAGATGGACTTGTGTATAAAGTAAACTTTAAAAAGTCTTCTGTATTTTTTTGATCGGCGTAATTCTCGCAAGTATTACCAAGATAAGAGTTTCTTGTATTTTTCAACTTGTTTAATTTCTTAATACTTTCTTCGATTTGACTATTAAAAGCGTCAATTTGAGATTTTAAATATGTAGTTTTCTTTTGATCTTGAAGTTTTCTAATGAAAACTTCTTCTTGATTAATCTTGCTTTCATCAACTTTTGTCCAAAATCCTTCTTCTTCTAAATTAGCAAGGGCTTCCTGAACGGTAGGAAGCCCATTTTTCTTAGCGTATTCTAAATGTTTTTTTCTATTTTCTTCTATATAACTTTGTTCGATAAAATTAATATGCTTCACATAGGCTTTTCCAAAAACGGTTTCGATTACAGAAAAGCCAGCACATATATCTTTAAATATATTTTTATAGAAGAGGGAATCATCCATTCTGTTCTTTTATAATCTTATCAAACTCTTCCTTATCGACAACTCCAGAGAAGAACCAGTAACTAAACAAGCTTGCCAACTTTAGATAAGTGTTTTGATAAATAAAGTCTTGCTCGTCTTCCATCTTTGACAACGCTTCTTCCTTTTCTTCGAAAGTGTTACCCTTGAAAATGGGAACGAAATCTTTATGACCCAAGCTTGTATCTTTATAATAAGATAGATTTAAAACGTACCACAAAATAGACTTATTCTGCGCCCTCGCATCCGCCGTGTGACTGAATAAAGTCAAATAACTGCTTTCACGCTGAACAATTTCTTTTCTCAATTCTAGCATTCTATTTTCTTTTTGTTGAAGTTCTTGTACCTGATCTTCCGTCTTTTCAGCATCAGGAATGATTCTGAGATTTACGATGTCTATTTGTACTTGCTGATAATCTGCATAAGCTTGCGACAAAGCCTTTGTTTCTTTTTCTCCATCCAAACCTCCAGTATCCTTGTACTTATTTAGCAACATGTTCTTTGTCAGGATGCCGAGTTTAATAGATTTACTCATCTCTACAGAGAAGACTAGCTCTGCCTCTTGAACTTGTTTTCTGTTTGGTTCCTTCAATAAAATCTCTATTGGAATAATCTTTTCTACCTTTTCAGTGATGGTTCTTTGTTTTTCGACACCATCTTCCAAATAAGTTTCTATTCTTTTTTCTTCTACTTCAGCTTTCTTTTCTATATTAAACGTGTAAATACTCTTAGACATACTTATAATAAAGTTAATAAATTAAATTTCTATTATGGCTACAAGTTTATTATCAGATAGTGAAAAAGCCGCTTTAGACTTAATAATAGAGGATGTTCATGAAACATTCGCTCGTACTATTACAGTTTTTAAAGAAGCGTCTGAAGTTGTCATTATCACTGATCCAAACTTTAATCCATTATATAATACCGCCGGTCAAACGACCTCTATCATAAATACACCTGTTTACAAGCAATTTAAAGCAAGAATTTATTATAATGATGATATTAGAAAACAATATTGGAGCGAAACTGCCGTAAACACCCAAATCAAACTAGAAGCAGTTGTAGGAACCGTAAGACTAAAAATTAGAGCGGAAGACTATGAATATATTAAAGATGCTAGACGTTTTGATTTAGATGGTAGAAGATTTGTTTTAAATTCATCTTTTAGAGGCCACGGATTATTTGATAGCCAGTATTATACTTTATATCTCAAGCCTGATCCATAAGATGAACCTAAATCCACAAGATTTAAATGCAATACTAAGACAATTAAACAAACAGCCCGAATATATCTCTTATGCCGACAAAGCTATTTCAGATCAATTTGATAAATTAAAAACAGAGATGTTGGCTGATTTTGATAATCATCCTATTACTGTAGAAATAGAAGGAGGAATAGATGCTTCTAATTCTTCTAGGACATTGAATGGTATTACTAATTTGTATTCTTTTATCGGTTTTGAAAATGGCGACAGACCAACTGAAGTCATTCGTCAAATGTTAAAACAATCTGCTTTTAGAAAAATAGTACAAAATAATTCGATAATAACTTATATATTCGAAATCCCAACGGCTAAACAAATATTTTTAGCCACTCCTTTACCTTGGGAAACCGGAAGAAGCTGGGCAAAAGGTATAGAAGAAGGTATTTCTGGATTAGGATATTATGTAAAACAAGTTAAAAATAGTCGATCTGGACTCGGCGTTCAAAGCGAAAACAAAGTTAGGGACGGAGTTCGATTTAAAAATACTCCTTACATATCTAATTTAATTAATAAATATAATAAAAAAATTCAAGAACTAGAAAAATCAATTTTATGAAACCCAAATTTACGCATGATATAGTAAATTCATTCTTTTTATGGTATGATAATTTTTTGATGAAAAGAAGCGATGCTTATAAAACTTACACTACTAAATTTTATAATTATGAAGATCCAAGACTAGGAGGCGGCAAAGTTGTATATGGAAGTCCATATAAACAATGGGTTTTTGATCATAATATAACTGGAGCAATTATACCAAGCGGTCTAACTATCAATGGAAACTTTGTTCCTACTGGAACAAGTGGATTAGCATTTGATTTTGATAATGGTAGAGCCATATTTAATAGCGGCGTATCAAGCGGTTTAAATATAACTGGTACTTACACAGTAAAAGAAGTCAATAGTTATATAACAGATCAACCAGAAGACGATCTAATAATTGAAGGTAAATATATACAAAATAGCCGTTTTACTGTTCAAGAAACATATGTTCCTCCATATAATCCTGTCACGCCTTGTTGTTTTATATCTTTAGAACATAATTTTAATGAACCTTTTTCATTTGGCGGTCAAGATCAAACCAACATAAAAATAAAAAGCGTTGTTTTTGCCGAAAATCTATATCAATTAGACGGTGTTCTAAGTACTTTTGCCGATTCTTTCAATAGTTGTTTTAAAATCGTACCAATGACTGCCCATCCATTAGGCGAGTTTAGTAAATTAAAAACAGGATTATATCCTACTGGTTTTGATTACGCTAACGCTATAACAAATGGTGGATTTACGAATCCTTGTTTTATATATAATATTGACATATCTAAGATTCGCGACAATGTTCTTAAAGAACTTAATCCAAATTTACATATCGGATTCATGGAATTCAGTATTGGAAATGTTCGTTTCCCAAGAAATTAATTTCACAAAAATACTTTTACTCTGTAAAAAATATTAACAATTTAACTATACAAACATATGTCAAGAAATCGTGTAATATATCAAAGCAAAGCTTTATTTATCGCTCCAAATTCAACAGGAGTTCAACTTTGGGCCGAAGGCGCATCAACCGCTGCTGCTGCTAAAAATCAACCTGAATTAGGATCAGCAGCCGCTGGTTTATCTGGATATAATGGAACAGGTCTTCTTTATAAGCTAGATCGCGTACAAAATTGTAATTTTAACTTTACAATTAACCGTCAAGATGTCAATGAATTCGGTAAACTAGCTCGTATCGGAACTATCGTTAACGAACCCCCCACCGTAACTCTTGATTATAGCTATTATATTACTGATGGCTTGAATGAAAGATTGATGGGATTCAATTTCGGTGGAACTACTACATCAACTGCTGGCGCTCCATCTTGGGATACTGCCATGATATCTGGAGCAGGAGCTATTTCTGGTTTCTTATCAGAAACTCAAGGACAAAACTATTATATTCTAACTGTTGACGAAGGTGAAGACGTAGTTGGAGCCACTATCGGATCTGCTACCGACAGTGTAATTGCAATTGGTAATGGTTTCGTTACTAATTATCAATTTACAGCTTCTGTAGGCGAAGTTCCTACCGCTTCTGTAACTGTCGAAGGATTCAACATCAAGAGTGATGTTGGAGCTGGAACTGCTGGAGTAGGATATAGTGGTAGTTCACCAGCTATTTATAACGGTTCAGCAACTTCTCCAGCTACAAGAATTACTGGATATAATAAGTATTATAAGATCAATGCTGCTCAACTTGGAAGTACAGCGGGTACTGGCGCAGCTACAGTAACAGCTTTGAGACCAGGAGATATCGTTCTAAGCGTTCCAGGAGCCAACGCTTCAACGGAAGATACATTTGTTAATGTGGCTGATATTGGAACAAACGCTATCAATATTCAAAGCTTTGGATTCACAGTTCCTCTAGCTAGAACAACTCTTAGCAGACTTGGAAGCTTGTTCGGTTACAATCGCGTTGTCAATGTTCCTCTAAACATGGATATTACAATCAACGCCTTGGTAAATGAATTGGCTCCAAATAAAGATCTATTCAATGTTCTTTGCGGAACTCAACCAACTAAGGAATTCACAATTACTTTGAATCAATGCGCTGACGTTGGACAAACTCCAACTCCAAAGATTGCTTACAACTTCCGTGGAGCTATCTTGACCAGTGAAAATCACACTCAAGATATCGGAGGTAATGAAACTGTTGATTTGACATATTCAATTCAAATCGGTGGAGCCAATGACTCCACTAATGGATTATTTATGAGCGGAAGTTATACAACTGGAACTAATCCAACACTATCTAATTCATATCCTAATGGTTTGTCAGGTCTTATTACAGAGTTCTACACAATCGGCAGTGCCAGAAATTACTAATAGATAAAAACAATAAACCCCCAGTCGCAAGACTGGGGGTTTTTTATTTTAATTTAACTATCAAGGGCCAATGCCATATCCATAAGGATAATAGAAGTATCCAGAACCAGTAAATATAGGCGAACCATCTTCTCCCGCTACTTGAACTGGTGCTGCTTGATATATATTATAAGCAGTAACCAATCTTTCCATTTCTTCTCTAGCGTCGTTAGCCAATCCACGATAGGTTTTGGCTAGTTCATTTTTATTTGTACGAGTGATCATTGTATCACCTTCGCGAAGAGTGACAAAATCAACACTAGAATCTATTCCACGAAGAACCTGACGAGTTTTCTTTGTATAAAACTCATACAAATACATTTGTTTATATATCGATCTTTCTTCCTGTTTAAATTCTCCTGTAGGAATGAAATTAGAACCATCAACACTAAAATTGGTAAATAATTTTGTATTCAATAGTCCGACATTATTACCAAGCCATCCAGAAATATAATAAAACTGGGCATAACCACTGTCGTAGTCGAATTCGTTTCCAAAAATCTCATCAGCCAAATCATGGACGCTATAATTAACCATATATACTACTTACACTTTTTTATTCATTTTATGAACTATTTCGTTATAGATCATTTTAGAATAATAGTTGCTATTCTTACTTTTGACTTCGACATCAAACTTTTTCGGCGGTTCGAATACCTTGTTCGTATCTTCGTATCTTGATTCATCAATAGTATTCATGAAAATTATATAATCAGGATTAAATTGATCTCTAGTTTTCTGTAATGGACATACAAAATCGCAAATAATTATTTCGTTATATTGACCGTACATATCGGCCAGATCTTTCATTCTTTTAGCTTGGCGTTCGCGACCAGCTTCGCTGAAGTCCCAGTCATTGAATTGTTCACGAACTTTGTCTGCATTTAACCAATGGCATTTATAATTACTACTTAAAAGATAAAACAAATCT